ATTGTGGATTTAAACTCATAATTGTTTAATTTTTAATTGTTAAATTTTCTTGTTTTTATTTTTAGTTTTGAAGAATCTGCACCAGAAATTGCTTTAACTTTAAATCCGTTTACAAAAACTTCACCTTGTGAGGATCTAGCTTTTGTTGATGATAAGTTTTTAGACTTATTAACCACGTCTTTAACAGCGTCTGCTTTTCCTTGCTCATAAAAATGAGTTGCGATTTTGTCGACATTGTCTGCTGCATATATAGCTTTATGATAACCCTTTGTGTCACTAACATTACCTTCTGTGTCTAAGAACTTCCCGACTAGGTTGTTAATATTTGATTGGTTTTCTGCAACTTTATCTACATCTTTAATATTATACTTAAATTTTTTCTCGCCAACTGAAATATCGAAACCTTCGAAATTTTGACCGAAATAATCTTTAGTATTTTTTTGAAATGTATCATGTTTTTGCTCAACTACTTCTTGCTGCTCATTATATCGATTGAAAAAGTCTGTAGCTTTTTGTTGGTCTTGAGTTACTCCGGGTCTCAACTTGATTTCGTCGTAATATTTTTTCTTAGTTTCCTCCAAAAAGTTCTTGGCATTTGCAATCTCTTCTTTTTTAGCGAGTTTTTTCTTTTTGACGTCACGCTCTTCGTCAAGGTCTGTATCGAAATGGAAGTTTTCTTCCATTATAAAATCTATTTCTTCAGAATCTAAATGTGGTTTAGATTTTCTGTAGTATTCTTTTAATAAAGTATTTTCATCAATAGAAGAATAATCTGCATTAAGTCTAGTATAATCTTCTATAGTACCACCAGTTTCTTCCATAAAGGTAACTAATTTTTCAATGTTTTCAGGTAACGCTTTACCTAAAACTTTTTCATCTCTAATAGCTTCTTTTACTTCTTTAGTAACTTGCTTTACTTCTTCTTCAGTTATTTCTTTGATTGGAGAAAACCCTTCAACATCCTCGTCGGACTTTTGTATAGGTTCTCCCACCTTTGCGCTATCTCCGGATGGTTTTTCCACAGGTATTTCCTTTGTTTCTCCGATTTGAATGGCATCTGTTTCCTCTTTTTTAACTGGTTCATTAGGTATTGTAACCTTAATAACATCGTTTGGGATTTCTACTAAAGGTTCTTTTATGCTAACCTTTATAATCTCCTGTTTCTTGTTGCCTAATTGCTTAGGCTTTGTAGGTTTAGACTTTATTTTAAAGTCACCTTCCTGCTTAGCAGGTGCATTTGTTTTAATTTCTGACATAATATAATATAATTAAATAATTAATAAAAAACTAAGCTACTGGTGCTTGTTCGTTTTGATTTTGTTGTTCAAAATTTATTGGTAATAAATCATTTTTTCTTTGATCTATCATTTGACTTTGTTGCGTACCTTCCATTTGTATGCGTTTGTCTTTTCTGTTTTCAATTTCTTGTTCTTTTTGACCAGTAGCCTCCATGTCCATTTGCTTCAATTGCATGTCAAACTGATGCTGTGTTTGCATCTTTTGCATTTCTAATTGAGCAGCTAATTCCATACGTTGTATTTCCATTTGATTACTAGCTTGTTCAAATTGAACTTTAGATCCTGATATAGCTTCTTGTTTCTGCACTTCAGACATAGCTATTTTTTCAGCAGCATCAGCTTGAGCGTTTGCTTGAGCTTTAGATTGTTGAATTTGGTTTTCTTGTTCTTGCTTTCCTTTTTGCTTACGTCTTATTTTAAGCATTTGGTTTGCTAATTTAAGATTTTTAATTTGTCTTAAATCAATAGCATCTTCTAAATCAATACCACCACCTTGTAAAGCAACCTGTATATTTTGCTCTAATTGTTGTTGCTCTTCTTCGTCTGGTTCTAGTTCTAAGAATATACCAAAGTCATGAAGATTTAAATTGCTTATTTCTACTAACGTGTTAACATTGTAGTTAGATATTGTATTAACTAAAGACTCAGCTGTTAGCGGAAACTCTAGTGCATCAGCTATTTTTAAAGCTATATTTTCTGCTATTCTTAAAGTTATATATAAACTTGCTTGCTTTATATGTCTTGTAGCGGTGTTAGATGCGTTAGCAGCCATTTTTTGTAAACCTACTAAAGTTTGTTTATCAGGCGTACTACCATCTCTAGCTTCGTTAAGTCCGGTTACATCACGTATCATTTGTAGATAATATTGATAAGTTTGTATTAAACTTTGTATTTTACCTTGACCACTAGAACTACTAAGTTCTTGAATAGGTACTTTGCCTGCGTTCTGATCGCCATCTTGAGTAAGTGATCTACCAACAATAGAACCTGTTTGGAAGTACATGTTAAGTGCTTCTGCAGCGTTGTAGTTTGTTCCATTACCTAGATCAACCTCGGCTAAACCATCCATGTCTAAATAAACACCATCTGGTACCATTTTAGACATTACCTGTTGTAGCTTTAAATGAGTTAACTGTATCATGTCAGCAAAACCTATACACTTGCTCACAAGTGATTCTATTCTACCTTTGTACATTCTAGGTGCGCAGATAGAGTAATTCATTTCTACTTTTGTAGTATCTGCTAAAGGTCTAGACATGTTTTCAGCTAGTTCCCATCTTAACATTGTATCAGTACCTAATACTTTTGCTCCACTGTATAAAACCTCAATAGATCTAGATACTTTTTCAAAACTATCGTTTTCAGGAGGATTAAATGTATCATCTTTTTCTAAAGCTTTTGTTAAACCTTGATCAGTTTGCTTAATTTTAAATACTTGATTTGAAAATGTTTTATAATCAAAATACATTACTTGAACAGTGTTCTCATCATATCCAGCCCAACCAGTTAAAAACTGACGGTTGCCAGGCATTTTTTGTATACGCTCTAGCTCGTCCTTGCTAATATCTGGAAATTCTTTTTTAAGTTCTGCTATAGTTATTGACTTAACTTCACCAACATAGTATATATCTTCGAAGTTTGGATCTTCAGTATATGAATAAACCATATAAGCAGGATCTACGTAGTCAACAGTAATTCCTTCAGCCGTGTTAAAGCTTGTTTTACTTGCAGCAACACCAATAACTGTTAAGTCCATATTAAGTCTACGTCTAGTAAGATCAAACTTATTTTGAGCTAACACAGATGATATAGCTTCTTCTTCAGCTATCTCAATTGATTGCTTGTATGACAATTGCATGTGAAGTTCTAATTCTTCTGGTGACTCAGGTAGCTCAGAAGGATTAACGCTTTGGTATAAATCTATACCTAAAGTTTGTTTTAATCCATCAAGATATTCTCTAGACATCATATCTTCCTGTATTTTAGAAGCATATTCTGTTCTAGCTTTAACAGACGCAGGATCTTGAGCGTAAGCTTTTATGTCGTAGCTTTTTTGTGATATACCATTAACAACTATATCTACAAATTTAGATAAAATAGGAACTGGTTGCCAGTCTAAATTAAGATAAGACAAATCGCCATTAATAGACAACTCATCTTTGTATTTTTGTACACTTTGTTCTCCACGAGCATACAATCTTAATTGGTGAAATTGATTCCAATTAGTTAAATATCTATTACCAGAAGTTCTTCCTGAACGAAACCACTCGTATTCAATAGCCATAGCAACTTGACTTCCATATTCAACACTTGCTTTTTCTGCATCACTCACTACTTGACTAGGGAAAGCGCTATTGGTATTAGTATATATATTCATTTAACTTATTATTTTTGATAAAGTTCCTTTATTGTTGTATTTTTTTATACCTAAATCAACTGGTTTTAATTCAATTTTATTAGAAGGCGCATACCTATGTTTATTGCAAGCCATTAAAGCTAAACCAGAACTAATAGATGCATCATGAGTGGTTCTGTTATTTATATCAAACTGAGCCCAATCTTCTAATGTTCTTTGAAAATATACGTCTCCATATCCTGTTTCTTTTAATCCAACAAAGTTTTCTATATATGTTTCTATAGCTGAAGCGTGAGCTTGTTTTATGTCCTCACTTGAATTAGGTATTCCACCAATTTCTTTTTCTGTCACTGATAATTTGTTTCTTTTTTTATCAGGTCTATTCATTGCAAAACCTCTATAACCTCTTCTTTTAAAATGATAAAGTAATCTAGGTTTATTATTCTCTGCTAGTATTGGCATGCCGTAAAACACGCAAGCCATAAGTACATCTTCAAAGAATATTTCAGCAGTTTGAGGTCTAGCTATATATTCTAAAAAGAAATGATTAGGAGGAACTTCTTCCATGCTAAATTTAGTTAGGCCATGTAAAGATCCGTTAGAACCTCTTTTGTCTACTGTACCAGATATATCATATGGATCACATCCAAACGCTCCGCAATGTTCATTGCCTGGATAACTTGTTCCATTTTTTATATATCTTTTATTTTGTAAGTTAAGTGGCGGAACCCATGTTATATAAAATCTTCCTTGTTTACTTGGCGCAAATATTACTCTAGTATCTTTTTGGCCATTTTCCCATTGAAAATTACCTTGAGTTACTGAAATTGAATTTTTTAAATCCTCGTTAAAATCTATCTGTTGATAGATCTTAGTTAGATTAAATAAAGATTGTTTTGATTCGTCTCTAAAAGCATGTTTTGTTGTACGTGGAAACTGTCTATAAAATTCATTTAAACCGTCTTGATCTTCTTTAAGACCTTCTACCTCATTGTCCCAATATTCAACAACCCCGATTTTGATTGGAGTTCCATGAGGTCCAAACACAGGTTTTTGTGGTGTGTCGAAGACAGGATAGCCATAAGAGTCAATGTATCCTTCGTAATTCCACTCCATAGGAATGAACAAAGAATAGAGTCCTGAACGTGTTTGTCCATTTGCGTTTCTTTTGTTAACGTTTGAATCATCGTATAATTTTTTAAAATTTCTGCCACCTTTGTCTAAAGCGTTTGATGTTGATCCCATCATACACTTTCCAATAATTCTTGACCCTAATCTAAGGGTGGTTTTCGTAACACGCCAGTTGT